TCTAAGAACCCACTCTGTAACTCCTAAACTCGATAATGCTTGTGCTATTGTTGTCATTGTTTTCTCCTATGATTGTATCTCCGTGCAAACCAACGAGTGTGACGCACCTGTATGCAAGTTAAATACATTAGAGCCTGAAGATACTTTACAATATAGTGCAAAGGTGTGAGCATTTGTATCCACCGTTGTATACTCATGATAGCCAGTTCCACCATGATAATTATTATTTGTATCCCAATACCCTGCCCAATAATAATAGCCACTGGCTGCAGTTGATACATTAGAGCCATCTATATAGAGAGCCGTTTGAGAACTAGAATCTGTTCCCTTATTTGCCATCCCTATAGTGCATTGTACTATAACCTTATTACCAGACGCTTTAGGTGTAAGAGATAAACTTAAAGTTGAAGTCGCAAAACTTGTACTTGAAAAAGCCTCGTGGGAATCAGCGTTTCTGAAAGACCTTACAACCTGTAACACATGACCTGGAGGCATGATGACTTTAGATGCTGTGGTCTTACCCTGTATTGTGTCTACTGAGAGTGTACTCATTGGGCAATCTCCATTGCTGAAATCCAAGACACCCCTCTTTCATGTCCATTACTATCTGTGTCATTTACTGTTCTATTAATAAATACATTGTTAGTAGCGTTTGTGTTGATGCCTAATTTATATGCTATTGAGGAAGTAGTGTTTGGAGAATCAAAATATCCCATATGCACCATCTCAACAGTAGACGCATTATCAGACGCATGGTAGTTTACTGTAGGTGATGCAATACCAACTCTCCTACTTCCTGCACTTTCTGTATGAGCTAATTTTGTGCTATCTCTAAAAAAGAAGAACATAGTTTCCCACGGTTCGTTTGCACTTTCGTACATCAGTTGTGCTTCTAGTTTAATAATTGAGTTTGCCCTTGTTGGGGTTATGTTTACTGTGAAGTTACTTATTGCTTGGTCAGCATTTGCACTTGAAATAGTTTCTGTTTGCGTGGTTGTTAGCTGAAAATGTTTCATTTGGACAAGATACCTATAAGTGCCATCTTCTGTCTGTCCTCGTATGCTGTCTACTCTTAATGTACTCATTGTTTATCCTATTGAGAAGGTGCTATTTTTTTAAAGGTTGTTCGTGAATAATATTTGTTTCTAACTGTAATAGAAGCATGATGGTCAAGACGAAACCTAACTCTAAATGTGCTTGCGTTTGTTACATTTGTAATCAAAAAAGCGGTTGCTGAAGCATATCCAGTTGCACCATAATTTTCTAATTGTGAATAAAACCAAGAAGCACTATAATTATCACCACTATCCTGTGAAATTTCAATACTCGTACCACAATAGTTGTTATCAGTTGCACTATACCAACCAACTACATGATGAATTTCATAAACTCCAGTTGATGGAAAGGTAAATATTCCATTTGAGTCAAAAGTTGGAGGACTCCCAATATTTTTAAATGGAAAATCGGAATCATTGTGCATAGAAATCCATGCTACATGAGAAGAACTACCCATTGTGATTGTGCCATTGCCTACTGAATCATTATCGCTTGGTGAAAACATAGCAACAGTCATTTGGGGATTATTTACCTCTCCTGCGGTCGATATTTCTTGAGCCGTAGTGCCATTCGTATGCTTGATATTCTGTACTAGAAGGTTGCTCATATGATTGCTAGATTACCTCCAGAATTTACTGTGATGGTTATTCCAGAAGATACTGTTAAAGGTCCTGTAGCTGTAGCATTCTCTGTAGCTTCTATCGTTGTATCCACATCTACAGTCTGTGAGTTAACTCTAAACATACCACCATTCTTAAAGTTGCCTTTGTTCTGTGTCGGTATCGTAATACTTGTATCTGTTGCACCAAGATAAATAACAAAGATATTTCCTGTGCCAGTTGATGGAGCTTCTGTAAACGTAAGGTTTGTACCATTAGGCACTGTAAATGCGTCTACACTCTCCTGTATTACACCGTCAACGCTGACTACGATATCCTCTTGAGCTACAGTCTGGTTTAAGGTAAAGACCGTTGTAGAGTTATCTCCGTTGAACTCCTGTGTTGCAGGTCTTGATGAAAAACTAGAACCAACTTGGCTTCCTATGTATGGCATTATGTAATCTCCATTATACTTGCTACAGTATCTAGGCTATTCGCTGTGTTTGATGAAACACTTAACGTATGACCTGTCTCCATAATAACCTTGTTGCCTCCCATGTATTCAAAGGATGATCCAGAAGGTATCGGTATGGTTTTGGCTAAAAACACAGTCTGTCCTGCACTTAACTTGATGTCGGCTGTTATCTGACTTGTAGTCGTGTTTGCTAGTGTCAAACCAATCACAACCGTTGTTGTGGCAGATGGAGCCGTGTAGACATTCATCAAAGCGTTAGCCGATGTGTTCGAGCCATCATACACTTTGTTCTTAAATGTATTAGCCATCTGTTTCTCCTTAACCTACATCATCTAGTAATGCACAAACTAAAACCTCTGCTGTGGATGCTGATGATATTGCGTGTATGTCAGCAACTGTTGTATTTGGTAATCTCGCACAGAAAAACTCATTTGGACCTATTGTAATCCCATCACCTGCTGAAGATGATGCTGTGCCTGCATCCAACACTATGTAGATACTTCTACTGTTTGTGTCGATATTCTTGATAAACAGAAAGTTTACTTTGTCACCTGTTGCAACCGTGGTGCTTGCGTCAAGTGCTTTTGCTGTATAATCTATGTAAGTATCTCCTGCATCTATTAAATCACCACTTGAGTTGGCTACACTTGTTTTCTTAAAATACCATTTATCATTTGCATCAGCAGGTGAAACCGTCATAGTAGCCGAAATAGTCTTGGCTATCTCATCAGGTAATATTGTCGCCTGTATGCTTGCTATTGCGTCATTTGCCATGTGTTTTCTCCTTTATCCTAACGCTATCGCCAAAGCTGTTGCATCGTCTGTTGTAGCTGCCCCTATGTCTGTTGCAAGCTCAGAAGCACTTCTACCCTCTATGCTTGTTCCGTCAACTCTCAGAAAATCATTATCAATTACGTTTGCATTTGCAATCAAAACATTTCCATTTGATATGCCTGTTGATAGCGTTGCTGTTGTTGTAATCGTTGTGCCATTTAATGTCATGGCATCAGCTTCAAGCGTTCCNTCTACATCTACGTCACCAGATATGTCTAGTGATCCTGCCTGTAACGCTCCGTCTGTAACGGTTAAGTTTCCTGTAGACGCTCCAGTGGCTGTTGTTGTTCCTACAACAAATGTATCAGCACTCTCATCCCACATTAGTATGGCATTATCGCCAGTAGAACCTCTTTCGATAACTATACCACAATCGTTAGAATTTGAAGTTGCCCCACTATTTAGCTCTAACAAGCTATCCTTAATAGTTGTATTTGTAGTATCAACAGTTGTTGTTGTGCCATTTACTGTAAGGTTTCCTGAAAAGGTTGCATTTGCTCCACTAAAGGTTACGGCTGTTGTAGGTGTTGAACCTGACTTTATAACAAGCTCACCACTGCTATTTGTTAAACTACCAAATGTAGTGCCATCGTCTTTAAGAGTTACATCTGCTCCACCTGCATCTAAGATAATGTCTGTGGCTGCATCTAGAGTAATAGAACCTGTAGAATCTATCTCTTCAATAACAGGCGTAGTTAATGTTTTGTTCGTAAGTGTTTGTGATATATTAACAGCCACCAAGTCTTGAGAGCCAGTATCACCACTGTCTGGTAATAACAATGTATTACTTGCGGCTTGGTCGTGATCCTGACTTTTCAAAATTTGACCATGAGTGTTTTGTTGACAATTTAAAACTATAGCTCCTGGGTTTGTACCTCCTTTAACCACCACTCTACCTGTTCCATCTGGAGCTAATTCTAAATCTCTGTTTGATGTAGTTACAATATCATGTGTCTGAACGTCCAATGCTCCACCCAACTGGGGACTCGTATCATTTACTACGTCAACACCTGTAAGACTTGCACCGCTACCACTAAAAGCTGTGGCTGTCACAGTTCCTCCTATGGCAACATTATTGCTACCATCTTCCATGACAATCTTGTCCGCGATAGCTGTTATAAAGACTTCTTTAGTCCCTGCACCAAGATTGACAGCACTATTGCTATTTGAGCTTGCTATGACAGATCGTGACAATGTGTTGCCTGAAGAATTATATGTACCTAGACCAACCTCAAACGCCCCATTTGTATTATCCACTAGGGCATAATATGTAGTATCACTGTTACTAAGATTTGCAGAAAATGTTTCGAAGTTTGTTATCGCTCCACCAAGAGCTATATTACCTGTGCCTGTAGTTGTAGTTGTCTCTTTGACTCTATCTGCAAGTTTAAATGCCATTATGCTATCCTTATTAGTGCGCTGCTTGCGTCATTAGTTGGGAATATAACAGTAAAAGTACCACTTGATGCAGATTTATCTGCCCCGAAATCTAGTACGCATACAGCGGGATCACCTGATGCACTATCATTATATATTAATGCTCCTCTGGCGGTTAGCGTCACGACGTTACCCCCACTACCGAACTCAAGATTGGCAAATTGTGTTGTAGCTGTTGATGTAGACTTTAATGATGGATCAACTCGTGTTAACGTGCCACCTCCTTGAGCGTAGTCCCCAGTGTTACTTATTTCGTTTGAAGAAGTCCCACCAGTATTATATGCGGTTATCGTTTCATCCATATCACTGCTACTTCCTCCCAAACTATCGTTACCTGCCTGTGAGTTGGTGAACAAAGCTAACTTAAATGTGCTACCCCCACTAAGTTTAAAGTTATGCACACCCTCTAATAACTCCTTTTTAAACGAGTGGCACAATGCGTTGCCAGAAAAAGCCATTATATTCTCCTTATATGTTCTGCAAGTTTATCGTACCCTGCGTCTTTTATTGCATTGTATATTGTTACTCTATCATGCCTTATAGCTTGTTTCATATGGTCAAGTATAACCTTCTCTAAATGACTACGAAATGCCTGTGCCTGATCTCTTATAGCAGGTGGTGCTGTATCGCTTACAGATATGATTTTATCCAAACACATTGTTGTGATCTCTTCTGGAGTTAAACCTCTGTTATTAGTTGTGACAACACCTACACTAAAATTATCTCCCATTTTTATTGCGTCTGTCAACATTAGCTAGCCTCTACCTTATATGTTCCTGATCTATAATTATCTGTAACATTTCTACCCTCATATGCGTTTTTAAGCAACGTAATTGATTGTAGATACAGTTTCTCATAATTCTGTATAACGTCTGGTTCTTGTTTTTGGAATCGCACAGCTTCTATTAATGCTCCGTTTAACAAGGCAGAATCAAAATCATCCCCTAAGAAAGTATTAGTAGCTGTAACAATAGATGTCGGATAGTGACCATAGTAAAGTTCTACGTTATATGCAGCATCGGGTGTAGGTCCTAATATAAAAAATCCATCTGACCATTGTGAATAATGCTTTGGTGTACCTGTTGTACTAGGATTTGGGTATGCCTCACGCATGAAATTAACATCTTTATATAGTAAATAAGAGTATGTGTTACCTGATGTAGTGTAGATAGCCATGCTATACGCATATAGAAAATCTGAAGGTAGAGCTAAATATTTGTTACTTGATGTGGTCGTGGCAGACACATTCTTACGTAACGCAGGTATCTGTACAGTATTGTATATCTTCTGTTCGGCTTGTTGTATAAACATGTTTACCTGTGCATCTGTAAACGTTGTCTCACATATGTCCGCTATATTTGTTTTTAAGTCTGTATAATTCATGTTGTCACCGTTACCGATCCCACACTACTAACCATTTTTAAACTACTACTCTTACTTAATCCATAAATGTTTTGTCCGTCCCCAACAGGATTCCAACCCCACGCATAATTTCTACTTTGTGTATATCCTGCAAAATCAGGACGTGGGTCACGTATCGCTTGAGGATCGCGCACAGGGTACAACCCCTGTTTGTTTTGTGGGTGATCAGGACTAAAACATTGTGGGCATGCTTTGATATTTGTATCTCTACCCCTAGTGATTATATTTCGTAGCTCACGTAGTTTAAAACGAAACCCGCAAATGTCACATTCAGCTATTGCTTTTCTGCTGGATGCAAATGCCATTATATTCTCCCTACTCGTGGTACGAAACGTTCAGATACTTTCTCTCTGTCCTCACCAGCAGCGAGATTATACTGTTCGTCGTAGTCCGCTTTTAACATTTGTAACCTACCTGCAAGTTCAGGTGTCTTCATAGCTATGTTATACGCCAACCCTGCTACTAGGCAAGGTAAGAATCTGAAGTTCATGTCTGCTGTTTCTATGCCATTCCCTGCATCTTCTATACGTCGTAGTCGCCAGTATACAAAGCTGTAGGACTTGTCAGGTACGGGCCACAGGTTTATCCGTGGTGCATCACGCAATCTTTCAACCCATACTTGAATAGGTCTACCGCGTATTAACTTGTTAGGGATAGACGCGAAGGTAGTCACACCAATACGACTTATGGTGAGATCAGATTGTGTAGATCCTCCATCGCCATACTGACCCCCAGAACCACTGTCACCCGTTCGTATAACTTGGTCTAATAGGTCTATGGTGTCTGCAGCAAGTGTGTATTGTGCCGTACCTGCGGTCACAGCTTGTATTGCGCTATCTATTGTCCAAAGGTTTAACCCTCTGTTTTGCCATTCTATAGTCAACAAGTTCATGGATCTACGGGCAGTTCTTAGGTCATACCCAGAACGCATTTCACGACCTGCACGTTCCCACGCTTCTTCAGCGATCTCCGTGAAGTCCATGTTAAATGCTGTAGTACCCGATGTAGCCATTATTAGTCCTCGCTAGGTGTATGCAAGACGTGAGCAAAATAAGCGTCCACTTCTTTTAACAACTCACCTTTTGATTTACGTCTGTCTAACTCCACACCATGCTCACGCATCATGGCTTCTAGTTCTAGCTTTGTCATAGACTTATAGTTAGGAGAGTCGTCAGATACTGTCTCTTCTACGGGTTTTACAGTCGTGCCTCCCATAGACTTTAGTCTTGCTTCAGCTTCTTCTTTTGTCATTGGATCAAACACAACAGTAGTGTGTGTCCCGTCGCTGTTCTTTTCTGCTATTTGGTACACAGGTTCTCCTGTTGCAAACGTACCATTCTGTATAAGTTCCATACTGCCTCCTATATATACTGCGTTTTCTTTCTTCTGTTTGCCATTACAGCACCGCAACCTCGTGCAATGCTTCGTTTACGTCGAGCAAGTCCACCACCTTTTAGTTTGATAGGTCCACCTTTTTTCTTCTTCTCAGGCTCGGCTAAGTCGGGTCGCCCCTGCTGTATAAAAAATTGTTGTAGACTTATAGTATTTTGAAGCGCATCGTCATCAAAATATTTTTCTCTTAATTCTTGTTCAGATTTAGCCATGTCTTCTTCTCCTTGCAAGTCCGCCAGTTCGTAATTTCACTGTAGCAGGTTTAGTATTTTTTACCACAGTTTTACCTTTTGAACCTTCACGCTTCTTTTTCTTGGCTGTAGTAGCTCGTTGGGACTGACTAAGACTATTAGCTTTACTGCGTGGTAAACACCTGTCAGGGTTCTTCTTATCCTTAGATGTACCACACTTACCTTTTATTTTACCGTCAGTGCCGATACGAACCCAGTCTTGTTTTACCCAATCTTTTAAAGCGCCCATTACTTCTTCTTTTTCTTTTTGCCTTTTGCACCCTTCGCATAGTTAGGGTCTTTACAGTATTTAGATGCTGCCATATTAGCGTAGGCGCTTGGGTACGTATCGAATGTACGTTTAGCCCAAGCTTTACCTGATGGGCATATCTTGCCCCCTTTTTTATAGTATCTACGCATCATGGCTTTATCTCATCTTCGCTGGTCTTACACCTTTTCGTGCTATACCTGCACCTCTTACCTTGGCTTTAGACTTCTTCTTACCGCCTTTAGCACCCCCTTTGACCATCTTACCTTTAGCCATCATCTTCTTGGTCATGCCTCCGCCAGCCATCATCTTAAAGTCTTCCCCAGATATCTTTCCGTCGTTATTCTTATCTAGTTTAGCTTGACCTCCGACAAGTTTACCCTTGGACATCATCTTCTTGACCATTTTACCAGCAGCATAACCTTTTTTGGTTTTACCACCAGCCATCATTTTCTTGACCATTTTACCGTTAGCCATCATCTTCTTCTTTTTAACCATCTTCTTGCTCCTCTGTGTATAGATTGTTAAAAACACGTTGGGTGTCCCAAACGTATTCGTGACTCTGTTTAGAATGAAAAGTATGTTGATTCGGTCTGAAGTCTGGTGCGCCTTCTCCAGTTTCAAACCACGCAGGGTGCGTAACACGAACCCGATTGTTAGGCAACGCTACTATGTTGCCTGTATACTCTCCTGCATCTAACAGTTCAAGAACATGACTCTGTTTGTGTTGGGCAGGATCGTCCGCTACTTCACTGTTTGTATAGTCNACAGTAAAATAGTATTTCGCAGGATAGAACTCTCCGTCNACCTTGGCTATCCAAGGAGCAGGTGTGGCTCTATTCAATACATAAACTGAGTGATCGTGAGACATNCAATCCCACGGCTGTGTTACATANGTCGGCATCTCTGTGGGCCACTCTTCGTAACTGGTATCAGCTACCAACGCTGTTATAGGCATCCTA